ATTGTTTTTACAATTTAGGTGTGCTTTCGTCAAATTATTATCTGGTCACTGAATATAGAAGAATGTCAGGAGACTCACTAGTTTACGATATGTCCAACATGACCGAAGGCCAGCCCAGCGTTTTCGTAAAGCGCGACTGGTTAAACATCCAAGACCAGAATAACGGAAACTATGGCTCAAACCAAATTATTGTGGATACCAGCGCTTTAGCGAATTCCAATAAGTATATGGCATACAGAGAGGCCTATCTGTCAATCCCTCTTGTACTTTCCACCGCAGCCCCAGTTATTTCAAGTGTAGGTATTACTGGCAACCTTGGCGCACAAAATAAAGACATATCTAATGTTTTATTAAATGGCGCTGCTCCAACTTCCGCCCAGGCAAATGCCATGGTAAATGCTGGTATTTCGGGTACTGGTATTGCTTCGGGTGCTACTATTGCATCTGTCGCTATATCTTCGGATTCGGGTGCATGTACTATCACAATGTCTGCAGCATCAACAAACACAGCAGCAACCACTAATACAGAATTGACCCTTGCATTAGGATCAACTGACCAAAGTGGTACAAACTACTACGCAGGTGTGGTAAACAAAACGACATCAAGAATAGTTTCTCTTAAAAACTGGTTTGGTAGTATTATTCACTCCCTTACTCTTGATTACGCCGGTACTACCATTTTGCAACAGACTCCATGGCAAAGTATGTGGACAATGTTTGGACTTATGACAACACTAGGTCTTTCTGACATTGAAATGAACGCTTCCACTATTGGATTTTACCCCGATTCAGCATACGGATGGCAGTGGCGGTCAAACGCTGACAAAGCCGGTGTTGGTGCTTGCTGGAACACACAGGGAGGAATGTGGCTTCAACAGACAAACATTGATCAAGGACTAACAGGATCAGGTAACATTGGACCATCCATGAGACAGCTCTTAACAATTACTGACCCCACAGCAAGTTCAGGCGGTGACGGAGCAGCAATGGAAACTATTCAAAACATGACGATGATGTCTCAGTTGTACAGATCATTAGTGGCTAGTTACATTAAACCTAATGACGGCAAGGCGACCGCGTACGGTATCGTTTACCAAATTCAGGCACAGATTTATTTACGTCACATTCACTCTTTCTTTTCTCAAGTACCCCTTCTTAAGGGTGTTTTCTTTAGACTTACACTCAATATTAATCAACCTGTTGTACAAGTTCAAAGAAGTACAACCGGGGTCCTTTCCATTTCGTCAATTGTTTCTCCTCTTGGTGGTGTTGTCCCTATTATGATAGCTGGCTCATCTGCTCCAAAAGTAGCTCTTACTAGCGGCAGTGATGACGTAAAAATCCAACCAGCAGATCAGTATGCTGTTGCCACCCCACTGGCCACCTGCTCTCTTCAAGCTACTCTCAACGTAGGTAACACTGTTATTAACCAATCCCAAAACAACTATTTGGGTTCTCCACAAACTCAGCTTAATAGAAGTTGCTTCCTTTACGTACCGAGTTACACCTTCAATCCAACATTTGAGGAAAGCTACTTATCCCGTCCAACTAAGCAAATCGTTTATACTGATATATACCAGTTTACAACAAGCGTAGTAAAAAAGGAATCTCAGTTCAATTTCCTACTTACGAACGGTATCAGTAACATTAAAAGCATCCTTATTCTCCCATTTATGCCAAATATTGCCACAAGTGGTGAGTTAGGTGCCAATGCAACAGTAGCATACCCTCCTTATCAAAGCCCTTTTGATTGCGCTGGATGCGGTCCTACTTCCCCTCTTTCTTCAATTATGAACTTTAATGTTGTAGTTGCTGGTCAGAACATGATTTACAACACACAGCAGTACAACTTTGAACAGTTCTTAAATCAGTTTGTCGGGGTTAACAGCATCAATGCAAACTTGACTGACGGATTAACTAGCGGTCTTGTAGATTTCCAGTCATTCCAACAAGCGTATAACTACTATTATATCAATTGTTCTAGAATGTTGCCAATAGACGAAGCAGTCCCGAAAAGCGTTTCTATCCAGGGAACTAACCAAACTTTGGGATCTATCCAGTACCTGTGCTTCATAGAATATGGTGTCCAAGTATCCGTTGACGTATTAACGGGCGCAAGGGTCTGAGTTCGAAACCCGGAAAGTACATTTTTCTAAAAAAAACATAAAGAAAAAAATTAAAAACAAAGTGGCACCGGCCATTTTCTCTTAATAATTAAAAAAGTACTAATTATTAATAACTGAAGAACTTTCTTTTTGTCATTTCAGGAGCGTTCATCGCGTCAGGAATAGAACCGCATACTCCGCAAAGAGTTTCACACTCAAAACCAATGCATTCTTTACAATACGCAGCAGGGCACATTGGACAGTAGGACATCATTTCAGCAGAAAACTTATTGCAGTGGTTGCAAATGTGCCTAGGGCAGATGGAACCGCAGTTCGGTACGAAAGAAGCGTCGTTTCTGTCAATAAAAGAGCATAGAAGTCCTGCACTTGTAATGACATCTTTATTCATAAATTCAAAGTATTCGTCTCTCACAGCGTGGTTTTCTTTTACTTGATGAAAAAAGTTCCAGCACCTTTCGTGCATAACCTTAGGACAGCCAGAAACACCGCATACGCGGGGAATATTGTCGCTAGTGTCCAATACCTCTTTACAACCAAAACACCTTTTCTCCAAAGTAGGACTTCTTTCGCAATCCCACCTTGCGTAAGTGTTCCAGTAATTGTACCACTTGTTGTATTTGTATTTGTCCACGTTTATTAGTGAATTACCAAACGCGGACTCTAAGAAGTCAGATGTAACTTTGTTTCTTTCTCTCCAATATGGAGGAGGAGGATCTGTTTCAACGGTAAGACACCGCGATCTACTTTTTTCTGACATGGAGAGACAGTTGGGGGCCGCAAAGTGGCATGGGTTTCGATTGTGAACAATCTCTTTTTTCTCCGCTGACTTTTCACTTTTCACACAATCGAACCCACCGACAGTCTCTCGCAAAAAAATGGAAACTCAAATTAAGGATCTCATTCGCACACCAACAAATGTGTTGGCTGATCGTTACATAATATCTACTGATGAAGCAACAGACGCTGTTTCTGTTATGATGTCACCTCAAGCTGTAAGACACGGAATTAGGTTTCCTTGTACAACAGCTGGGTTTAGGAAATTGGTGAATATAAAAAACGGATTGTGGGACTTGAATGGCAATGCAGGCCAGTGCATAGAAATGCCGCTATTTTACTACGACTGGTACTACAATAAATTGAATGAGAACGAGCTTGTGGAGTTCGGTAAAGTAATAGGACATGAGCAGTGGAGAAGGTGCGAAAGCACTGGTTTGTGGTTTGTCGGAGAAAAGCCATTTAGGACCTGTACGATAGAGTCGTGTAGGGCATGTGAACCTTTTCACAGAGTGTACGAAGGACAGAACAAACTTTACGTCAAGTTCTACTTTTGGGACCCAAACTGCAGGGACTTTCAGTCTTATTTAAGGTTCTATCAAAGATTTTATCTTTTATTTGAAAAAGATAAAAGGGATTCGAATCCACCGTACGACTTCAGACAAGCTAGGTTGCTAATGGTGAAGAGGCAAGCAGTAGGTGATTTCAATTTTCGCTACAGCTTTTCAGACAAGTATATGAAAGATTATTTGTATAACCATATTAAGTTCGCAAAGATGGAGCAAATAATTGATTTTCCTCTTCAACTTCAGCACCAACTCTTTAACACAGTTCTGAACGACACAATTATCGCCGCCACACAGGACGAAGTAACAAGATGGATAGGACAGTACAAGGAAGACTCGTCCAACAACTGTTGGACAGAAACACCCCCTCCTGGTAACACAGACCAGTTGGACTTAGTTAACCCTTATATTCTTAGCGACTGCTACAAAGAGGGAAACGCGGGATTTATGGGAAGGGAAGCTCTAATATCCCGCGTTGGTTTTATGACAGCAGTAAGAGTACATAATGAAGTACCAATAGCATGTAGGGTTTCGAGTTTCAGGAAAAGAGAATTTTACAAGAACAAGTACGCTGTTCGGAAGGACCACTTGTCTAAGTACAGCAATAAGTACTTATACACGCTGGCTAAGGACGATTGGTATGTGCATATTCCTGCTGGTGTCAGTATTTTTGGTAAACGGGACTTTGAATCTGACTGTTTTGATCCGGAACAAGAGGATGGACTACACATAGTTTTAAGGCACGGTTTCCAGTACAGGACGGGAGACAAAGAGAGACATAAAGGCGAGAAATTGTATGTCGACTGGTGTCAAATGGACAACATTGATGATTATGCCTACGATGCCGCTTGTAATGAAGAACAGGATTACTATCTTATCAGAATAAAGGTGGACGATGTTCTCCGCTCTGGTAGCCTCAACACTCAAGAAAAGAACATGGTGCCTGTTGATTTCTTCATGTCTTTCGGAGCTTGGAAGAAATGCAGAATCCTGTACGACGTTTACCAAGAGATTTTCGGAGAGGCCAAACATGAATTATTTAATAGTGATTTCCTTGTTATGCATTAGTTTCTTTAAACTTCTTCACCCTTTTCATTGTTTCCTGAAGTAATTGTTTTAATTAAGTCCTTTGGTAGCGGAACCTTCTGCGGGTTTTCTTTTGACATAAAGAAGTGCTTTAATATCCACTCATTCTTCTGGTAATCTAACGAGGTATTTAAGTCTTCAAACGGCTCTAAGAAAGCGTTAGTGTCATTTTTTAGAGATGAGCTCATGAATCTCTTGTCGTTGACAAAGTGAGCCCATGCTAATTGCCAAAATCCACATGCGTTATTTACGATACTCTGTACATCTTTCTTGGGAAACCAGGGAGTAATATTGAAATTGGATTTTATAAGCTTAGTTACTATTTGTGGAGGACCTTTACCGTACGAATCGAAGTAGACAGCTCCTGTATGGCCACTGTTTGTTTTCCTAACTTGAAACCCTGTCCAGTGGGACCCTTCATTTGGTCCCTCTTCGTCGTCAGCGTCTTCCAAGTTAATCATGTAATACCTATTTGGTTTAATTTTCTTTGGTAAAAGGTCCTTAAAGCCACAGAACTCAAGGGGTACACCCATTTTAGAAGCCAGTTTTTCTATTTGGTCGTTAGTCAGCATTATCTTATAAAAGCTTATGAGATAATATTTAAGTTAAAATGTTTACGATTCAATTGATTTTGCTAAAGCTGGTGGGAATTGTGTGTGGAAAAAGAAGTTCTCTGATCGTGGTTGAGGTCTTAATGCAGGGTTAGACAAGCACATTAAGTTTCCTCCCGCACCTACGTTTGTAATACCAGAAAACTCACCGTGAGGTCCTATAGCTCCTCCTCTGGCTCCAGCAAACATTCCGCTGCCACCAGCCCATATTCCGCTGCCACCAGCCCATATCCCCTCTCCTCCGGCTGGTTTTCTTCCTCTTTTTCCCTTTACGCACTCCTGTAGGTGGTAACCTGCGTCATGGCAGTGCTTTTTTCTTTCCGCTGCAGCCTTTGATCTCGTCATTGCTCCTCCTCTGGGTTTTCTCATTTTTTCTACTAAATCAATTGCTTGACGGACTCTGCTTTCGCCCTTCTTTCTTGGTGCGTTCTCTCCGATATCCTCAATAAGATCTACTACTTTTCGCTTTACGGATCCACCCACCTTTACACGTGGACCCATTGTATGCATTGGGTCTGCAGTCCACTTTCCATCAGACCCTTTGTGAAGTGTGGCTCCTCCTTTTGCTCCAGCAAACATTCCTTCACCGGACATAGCCCCTTTCAAAGTGTCAATTGCTACCTTTTGAACCGTAGGGTTTTTTGCGACACTGCCTATAGCATGAGTAATGCTTTTCATTTTCAACTTACCTCCTTCAGCAAGACCGGATCCCATAGCACTTTTTGCTACGTCCAAAGCGGCTTTCTGCACGGCAGGACTTTTGGCTATGGTGCTTATAGCACCAGTGATGCTCTTCATTTTAAGTTTACCTCCGCTTATTTGCTTGACGGCAGACTTTGCAATGTTACTGGCGATAGAGGCTATTTTTGCTTTCGGTACACCAGCTCCTGCTAAAGTAGAACCGATTTTAATGGCGTTTTCAGGTCCTCCTAATGCGTGCATTGTTCCAGAGAATCCTGATTTGAAGTCCTTCATGAACCCTTCTCCTTCGGCTTTGCTCATTATCTCCGCCCCACCGTGGTGCTGCTTAGCAAACTTATGAAAATTAACTCCAGCTCCAGCCATCATCTCTCCAGCATTAACAATACCGTCAACACCACCCATAGCGTTAAATCCTTTGCTGAAACCTTTCTTGAAGTCTTTAAATCCACCTAGTTTACCACCAGCCATTATTCCTGAACCAGATGCTCTGTTTTTTGCAAGTTCTTCAGCTCCTAGCTTAATAACGGCCTTACCGCCTTTCTTTCCTGCTTTCATCAACTTTTTAATGTTTCCCTCGGTTAGAAACGCTGGAACCCCTGATCCTTTTGCTCCTAGTGCAGCGCGTACTGAGTGTCCGTTTCTAAGCTTGGACATTACTGCTTTTGACATATCTTGAAGATGCACGGGATGAATTTCCATCTTATATAGGTTGTGACGAGATAATAATTATGCCTAAACGCCGATAATTTAATCTACTGCACTTATATAAAATGAAATTTACTCAGTTCGTGCGCGATTATTTAGCAAATAATAAAGATTCAAATCTTACGTACCGAGAAGCCATGAAAGACGACGGAGTACGATGTGCCTACAAACAGTACGAAGCGGACTTGTGCAAAAAAGGCATTATAAGAAAAACAGAAAAAAGACCGGAACCTAAAAGAAGATATAATAAGAAATCGGATTGCAGTAGTTGTAATGTTGTAATTAATAACGTTCCCGCGTCCTCTTCTTCATACTCTCCTCCGTCTTCTCCAAAGTCTAAACAACCCGATTTACCTCCACCTCCTCCTCCACAAACACCTCAACAGACAGCACCCCAGCAACCTCTGTCGCAAGCACAAGCACAGTCGCAGGAGTTCTACATGGAAAATCCACTTCTTGCTCCTAGACCTAGAAGAAGTGTCCCGCAGGAAGTAAGTGTTGGCAGTAACGATGATGATTTGTCTTATTTGACTTTTAGACCGACAGCACCTCCTCCGTCAGTTGCGTCAAAGGCAGAAATAGAGGAAACACTAGACGATATAGTATCTGAAGCAGTAAACGAAATGAGCCCAGAAGAAACGGACCAAGTCAGTGCTGATTTACAGAGATATGCAGAGGACCCAGCCTACCGAACAAGTGTACAAGAAAAGGTAAAAAAAATAGAGGAAAAAACGGCACCCAAGTCCGATCCTAAAGTCCCAGATCGTCTCCAGAACCTGCCGTCATGGGAGGGCCTGAGAATGGAACATCGGGATCTACCACAGTGGCAGCCAATTGACTTTAAGAGCTTAGAACCAACTCAAAAAAAAAAAAGCACTGTATCTGCATCTGCTGCTGAGGAAGATGACATTTTGAGGCGATTACGTACGGGTGAAATATCTGTTCCCTCTCACTTGTTGCCTTCTGCGCAAGAGGAAGAGAAGGACAAGTACAGTAAAAAATATGAGGACGAACAATTCCACGCTAACCTTAAGAATGTCAAGGTTCCTGTACATACGCTACCAGAGGCAGAAAACATAATAGCTGACGTAGCAGATGCAGTGCTCTCGGAAGTGGTACAAGAGTTAGGCCTAGGTAAAGACAAATCGATTATTAAAGAAGGTAAGAATATATTCATTGAAAATGAAGAGCTCAGGAAACTAAGTGACAGTGACTTTTCCGTTTTACCAAAAGCTATAATGGAACACATAGATGAATACCGAAAGAGAGAGGAGCACAATAGAACGGCAACACCTGAGTACGAAATATTTGAGAAGTACAAGGACGTGCTTAAACTTGCAATGGAAAGGATTGCGGATGACGCACGGTACGCTCATGCAAAGAAAACAGAAAGAAATCTAAGAAGAAAAGAAGTAGCAGTGAATAGGAGAAAGTTAAAAGGAGAATTGGAGCCTGTTGTCAGTTC